CTAGGTCTAATTTGCCTTCTTTTTCATAAGCCCTAGCCGCTTCCATGTGAGCATGAGCCGCTTCTTTTGGGTTATTTAAACCATCTAAAACAAAGGCTTTTTCAGCTTTAACAACAGATCCAAAGTCTTTAGCGTCTTCCACTTTATTAAATGGTTGTTCTACGTTTTTTGATTCTTCTTGAGAAGTTTCAGTATTTTGTTGAGGCTTATGAACATTACCAAAATGCTCTAAAGCTCTACTCTTGGAAGAAAAGCCACTAGCACTATATTCTCTGCCTTCATGCGATTTAACATTATGTTGTTCAGCAGGAATGCTTACACCCCATTGAGTTGTTTCTTTATGACTTGCAATTTTTCCATTAGCACTCTTATTAAAAGATTTAGTGCCTGTTCCTGAAGATACAGTCCCAGCCTCTTTGCCCTCATGAAGAATGGTATGTTTTTCTTTATTTGTAGTTTCGCCAGTAGAACTTGAAACCTTATTACTTCCTACTGTTTTATATTCATTACCTTTGGCAGAAGTGAATTTACCCTTTTTTAGAGCCGCAGGACCTTCTTTTACATTTCCCTTGCCATCAATAAGGACATGAGCACCATTAACAGTAATCCACTGCTCATCAGCATCTAACGCATCAGTTACTCTATCAAAAGGCTGTTCTTCTCCACCATCAGGATCATCTTCGGGATCATCTTCAAGGTCTTCATCATTAGGACTTTCTTCCATGATGCCTAATTCGTTATAACCACTTTGTTTATCAGTAGCAATACGTTGACGCTCATCTTCACTAGATAAAGCACCTGATTGGATAAGAATTGCAGAAGTTTGAGCTTTAGTAAAGTTAGTAGCCGCTAATTCTTCAGCAGTAGGAGTATCAAGAGGCAACCAATTCAAGGTTGTTTCTACATCCATTGCGCCCAATTTAGGGATTACATACGCTTTCATTACTAAAGCATGATGCCGTTCAGCCAATGGAGTAAGGTCATGGGTTTGTATTGATTCCAATAGCTCGTGATAGCTTGCTTCCTCATAATCACCTGAAGAATTGAATCCTTTAGGAGAAGTTCCAATCAATTTAGTGGCTGGTACTCCAGCAATAGCGGCAACAAGCTGATACTGAGTCATGATTAAAGCATCCATATCCCCAAGAGAAGTATCGAATTGCTCGAATTCATCCCCTTCTTTATCACCTAGCTTGACACCAAAGTTATCTCGATATTGTGACCATTGTTGAAGTCTCTCAATAGCGGCATTGGAATTTGACATAACAGCTTCCATGTCTGTTTTCCAAACAGTTGTACGCTTAGTCATTGCTAATTGTGGTGCTTCATTGGCTGTACGCTCAGAGGCATAAACCCGTTCCATGATCTGCTGTGAAAGTGGAATACCACCATAAAGGTAATTAGGTTTTAATACATCGACTGGTTCAGCATGACGGAAAATGATTAAATGGCTTCTATGAATTTTCTTGCCATTAATGATCCACCAAGTAGGTTCATAAAAATGCAGAGTATCAGGCTGACTTGCAGAGGCACCATCCAGCATAGGAGCTGTCCAGTACGGATCAACTTGCACAATGCCTTTATAGCTTCCTGCCGTAATGCCATCAATGTTAAATGGCTTTTCATAGTAATCAGGGTCAGTTGACATAACCTTGAACATGGCAATCCGAATACCAAAGATTCTGCCTTTGCGAATGAACTCTCGCATATTCTTTTCAAGGCTCATGGATCGGTCATACCGCTTCATAATCTTAACTACTTCAGGCTCTAACTCATCGCCATCTACGCTGACAATGTTATATCCCTTACGAATAGCATCATCGGCTGGCATTGCACAGGCTTTGTTTACTAACCAGTTTTGAGCAATAATTCCGCAAAGCTGTGAGCCGATAAACCCTTGTGAGGAATACCATCCCACTAATGCTTCACTAATTGAATTGTTTAAAGTGTTGTAAGCCTTAAATTGTGGAAATCCATCGCTGGAATCATCTTGAGCATATTCGCCTGTAAAAATAGGCTGTTGTCTTTTTAAATCAAAGATACGCTCAACTAAATCAAAACGCTTTTCAGGTCTATCAAATTCAGTGTGAGTGCTAAATAAGCTTGTTCGGGCTAATGGAGTTTTGGGTTCTTTTTTGATGGGGGGTTTTTTGAACCAATTAAACATATTTGCCTTATCCAAAGAAACTTCTTCGTGGAATCATCACTTCAGAAAATGCCCGTGATAAAGAGTCTACTTGATCATCATTTGCACCGTTGGGAAACATCCTCATTTCATTGATCAATGGTACATTCCAATCACCCCGAAGCATTAATACATTGCCAATATTAACTTGTGCTGCAAATGGCTCAGCCCTAGTAATCTTATCACCAGATTCAGGGGAGCTTTTCACATTATATCCAGCTAATGCACGAGTTAGGTAAAGAACTTGAGTTTTACCCGCTTGACCTGGGTCTTGTGGGATGCTTATCTTTACATTTTTATTATCAAGGGTAGCAGTGTTGATCATTGCGGTGTCTCGTTCATCAGGCCCTACCCTCAATCGAACCATGTCACCAATCACAAAGCGACCATCAGAGAGCCGTCCCACTTTACCCCCTGCAGTCCAATCCCCATCAACCGTGCTAGCCAGATCCCATCCCCGACACCATTTGATGTCACCCGCGGGGAGTGCATCAATGATTTTGATTTGATCAGGTTTAATGATTCCCCCTTCAGCTGGGGACGGGCTTTGCATATATTGACCTGAGAAAATGTAAGGGGCTGATTGCTCCATTTGTCTGAGTGTTTCAAGATCATGCTTAGCAGGCCATAGAGCTGTGCCATCTGCTTGTATTGCGGGCAAACAAATATGCTCCCATTCTTCCCCGTTGTTCCCTGCCAACAACCATCCAGCCAAATCGAGCTCATGTAATCGTTGCATAATCAAGATAACGGGGGTCTCTGGGCTGTTTTTCCGTGATTCCAACGTATTTTGAAACCAATCAATGACATTTTCCCTCATGATGTCTGATCTTGCTTCATCCGCTTTGTGGGGATCATCAATGATGATAGCCCCACCAAACTCTTCTCTATGTTTACCTGCACCAAATCCAGTGATTGTTCCCCCCGCCCCTACTGAGTAAACCAAACCCCCCTCAGTGGTGTGCCACATATCCCTTGCTTTGGAGTTTTCCATCAAATGCACATTGGGGAATATGTTGCGATACTCATTGGAAGCTATCATTTCTCTTGTTTGCCATGAGTAATTGGAAGCTAATCTAGCAGAGTATGAGGTATAGATGAACTCTGAATCGGGGTTTTTACCCAGACACCATGCCATGAAATTGATCACAGCAAGCTCAGTCTTTGAATATCTGGGAGGAATATTGATGATGAGTCTTTTGGTTTTCCCTTCATAAACTCTCATCAAGGCATCACAAATCAATCGGTGATGATCAGCCCTGAGCCATTTGAACCCTTTACGTTGAGCAAACATCCATCGACTGAAAAAATATAAATCAACCCGTGAATTAATAGCGGCTGATTCTAATTCTTTGGGGTCATACTGTCTCATATCTCATTCATTAAGCGTCTGCTGAGTGCTTCATGTTCAGCAAGACTGATTGATGTGTTGACTTGAGTGTTCACTTGCACTGCCACCTCAGCGTCTTTTCCTACCAAAACTTCTTTAGTTTTTCCAAGGGTACTAGCTCTCATTAGGAAGTCTTTTTGCTCCACACAAGCCGTTTCCATAGCCTCACGAGCATTTCTAAGAGCTGATGCGTTTAACCATTCCAGTCTTTGCACTTGGGTTTCTACCGTTTTTTCGATCACGGTCACCATTTTTATATCGTCTTGCTTTTTAAGTGCTTGATTATATTGAACTCCGGCGGTCACAATTGCCTTTCCATCTTGGGGAATCCCTTTACACAATCGATTGACTAGCCCTTTACTCACCTTATATTTATGGGTAAGGTCTTTTTGAGTGAATTGACCAACTCTCCAATCAATCACAATGGCTTCAGTAATTTTAGGATCAATCATAGTTTAAATGCTGGTTACGTTTATCCAGCGTCAGATAAAGGAATTAACTGACCGGTTTCCCAATTTGGTTTCATTGATCGAATTCTATCACCACAATTTAATATTTTCAATTACACGGTCACTTTTCCATTGTGATTTTTTATCATACTACACACCTTACACAGTGAAAACTCTA